CAAAATGGAGTTTAGCTCCATCTGTTAGGCTTTTATCCGATAAGACGTTATATGGTATAGTAGCTAAATAAGGATGATCTAATTTTTTAGGTATATTTTCTGAATGATTTTCTGGCATAATTTCTTCTCCAACGTTACCAATTTTTTAACTGTTGCGAGAAACTACAAGGATATGGTATTATACGTATGTTTTTAGTGTAAAATATTTAGTTTTACGCTTTTAGTAAAAAACCCTCCAATAAGTTTTTCACTTTTTGGTTGTTTTGGGTTGTTATACTTTTTTTGTTTGTAGTATAATTACCTTGTCTTTGTAATTGACGCTGTATAGGTAACCTAGGTCGTGTGGACCTTATGGTTACCTATTACTTTTTAGATGTTATCTAAATTTCGAGCTTTTCAGCCTTAAAAAAACACTATAATATAATACCTTATAAAATCCAAAGCTCTTTTTTTTATCTATTTTTTATGCTAATAAATCTTTAAGTAATACTTTACTTTTCCTTTAGATATCACGTTTTATCTATGTCTATATTGTTTTTTTCCATCTCTTTTTTAGCTAGCTTTTGGAAATATTCAAACTGCATCAATGGAATATTTAATACTTTTTCGCATAGATATATTGAGCAGGCTAGCTGTAAATCTTTAGAAAATTTATCGTTTTTTTTGTAACTTTTGAATCTAAACGTTGTGTATTTACAGGGTGTTCCGTTTACAGTACCTTTTCTTCTATCAAGATTAACTATAAAAAACCTATCCTCTATCCTGCAAAAAAATATGCTTTTTAATTGTATACCTAGCTCGGGCAATTCTATTGATAAAGACCCTCTGAGCTTTTTTTCGATATCATCCCTGACGTCTATATAATGAGCTATTACTTTAATTTCCATATTGTTAGTCCTCTGATTTAGTTAAATGAATATTATCAGGCTCCATCGCCCCATCTTCATATATAATCTTTTCTAATATGATCCACTCTTTTTTTGCTAAAGATTTTTTTAATTTAGGGACTTCTGATTTGCTAATATGGCAGGCTCTTCCAAGCTCTTTTGTGCTTCTTCTACATATGCCATCATCATCAACATTGATTCTGATTGCTTCGTATAGCATCGCTTCTTGTTCTGTTAATTCTGATATACTTGTTGTCATGTGAGTCTCCACGTTGCGCGGATACAAAGATATCGTATGATAAGATTGTAACTCGCGATTTTAGTTACTGCGATGAATAATAATAAGGGAACGTATCATCGCTAATACTATTCAGCCGCTAAGCCTATCCCTTAATAAAATACTATAATATCACACTCTAATATTGTTTTAAAGCTGATTATCGTTTTTTCGTCGTATGCAAATCGTCAGCTCAACTTCCTTTTTTCATACACACAAAACTAGCGTTTGAAAAAGTGGAACACTATTGAAAAATGTTGCCTCTTATCTTCTTAAAACTATTGGCTTTACATCGCTATTTATATGCGACAAAAAAATGGGATCGTCTTAAGACAACCCCACCAAAACAAAACAATCTTTTATAGTCAGACATAGACTTGATTAATTAGCGTATCTTTATGTTACGGTAGTTATATTCCATTTCTTTAACATAAGCTTCATCATCTAAAAGACAAGATTTGCATGATGATATAAAAGCTTTCTCAAGCTTTAAAAATCTTAAAGCATCGTCTGGTATCTCAAATGTTTTTGATATCGACGACAGACCCGTTCTTCGACACTGAACCCTATAAGATTCTGTTCCGTCTTTGTGCTCTTTCATTGACATGGATCCCATTATCTAGCCTCCACTTTTAATTTCCAAAATCCTATGTCCTTACTTTTGTAGTCATCAATATTAATATCATGGTCCCTACACATCTTTTCTACGTCCACACCGCGTTTGTTCACTCTAGTACAACAAACACGACCACAATAAAAATCAAGGTCGTCAGAGTGCTCTACAAGCTCATCACGCAATAACTTTTTTTCTATGTCTAAAGCTTTTAGCTCTTTCTGCTGTGATGATATTTCTTTTTTAATTTCCTTTTCTCTTTCGTCTATTTCAATAGCTCTAGATATTATTTCTAAGGGTCGCCCCTCCTGTTCTATTATAGAAAAATCTCCTGCATTGTTTTTCTGACCTACAACCCTAATCTTCTTAGGCTCTTTGTCTCCAATGATGTTTTCTTGATAAAACTTTATAGCTCGCTTCTCGCATTCTGCTATATATTCTTCGTCTCTCGGTAGAATAATGTTTTCTACTTTGCCTCTCCAATATGTAGCAAAAACGCATTGGGTTACTTCGGGCCCCGTGGTTAGCATTTGCCACTGACACTGGTGGTAATAGTCGGGACAACACTCTTTAACTTCCTCAACGCTTCCAAAATGCCTTGATATGTGATTATCAAAAGAGGGATTGGGGCATTTTATTTCTAAGATTATATCCTTATCATCGTTTAGTCCGTCAAGGCTAGAAATTAAAAACGGATAAAGTTCATGTTCTACACAGACGGGCTCAAAGCGTTCGTCAAATAATTCGTTTATAGCGTCTCTAGCTTCTCCTTCTAAAAGCTTACCCCTTGTCATGTTTGGATTGACTACCGTAGGAAGTGAAAGGCCTTTGATTGATTCCCAAAGCATATAAGGAGTTTTGTAAGTGTGGATCCCCATGATTGCTGCACTTGTGCTAGCAGTTAATTTCCCTTCTCTCCATTTTAGCCATTTTTCGTTTTGGCCTTCTTCTTGTGATAAACTAATTAATTTCATTTTGCTCCAGTTTTTTATATTATAAAATAGCGTCTAGTAGTTGGTGATCCTAGACGCAAACGTTATTATTTATTATCTTTCTTGTTTTTGTGCTCTATCATGTTATTTAAAGACAACATAGTTGCATCAAAATATTGAATTGGCAGGTCATTAATGTTAGAAATATTATGATCCCTGAATATCTTTGTAAAAACCTTGCCGTCTCCAAGTTCGTTTAATAGATTAGTCAATTTAATCGCTTGTTCTTTATTTACTACGTTCTCCTTAACTTTAGAAGGTTCCTTGACTTTAGAAGATTCCTTGAATTTCTTTACTTTACTATTAACCTTCTCTTTTATTTCAGAATTAGCGTCATCATCTTCTTGAGCAACATTCAGAATAGCGGCCTGTGAATATCTTCTTAAATATGTAATAATTGAGCCTTGAGATTGTGCATCTTGTTTTAAAGGCTTACCTTTCATTGACGTTTCTATGTACTCACCAGAGCTATGATATAGCCGTGTAGTGACTTTTATTACATTATGATCTCCAGACACAAACTGCATTAATGCTAGCTCGTGATTACATAAAGCTTCTCGTGTAGATCTTATTATTGATGATAAATCAGCATAATTAGATCCGTGAAAAGGATTAGTACAATTTTTTAGAGTCATTCCAAACTCTAATTGAGCCTTGCTTAACGCTAACGGTAATTTATTTAATTTATTTGATATATTAACATTTTGTACTTCGATTTGTTCTTCCATTGTTACCCCTCTATTTTATTTAAAATTGTTCTTAATCATGTTCTTGATTGTATTTTCCATGTTATTCTCCTAATAGTTGTAGACTAAGTTTTTTCATTAATGTTTCTATTATGTTCATTCGTGAATCTATCGGTGTTTCATAATAATATTCTTCTTCTGTTCCGTTAAGTGATGCTTTATATAGTCTTTTATTGATCAATTTAAAAACGTAATCACCGTGGAATATTTCCACGTCAGGGTGATATTTAAAATATTCTTCAATCTTATCAAACATTATAGAATATTCTTCTAAAACTCTTTTTCTTTCTTCAATATGTTTATCAATTTCTTTTGTTAATTCTTCCATGTTATTCCTCCTCTATTTTGTTAAGTTCTTCGATTAGTTTATCTTTGATTATATCAATATTATATAGATCAATACTACTTCCGTACTCTTCTGTTTTTACTTCTAATGTATAAAGTACTCCATCTTTGCTGTTTATTTTACTCAGCTTCACCGTGCTTTTTTCATCAATAAATATTTGTGCTCTCATTGTTACCCCCTCTATTTTATGTTTAGCATAGTTTTAAACGCTTGCTTGTGTTTATCGTCTGATCTAAGCAGGACCAACATTGCAGCAATAATTTGTCGCTCAGTAGTATCTCTTATATAAAAAGAGATAGGTTTTTTTAATTCTTTATTTGCGCCCATATTTCCTTTTTGGTGTTAGTGCTTGCAGTCTACCGCAATAAAATCCCATAAAATATGAAACGATTGTTGCAGTAATTATTATTTTAATCATTTTGTTCCCCTGTTAGTTTTGTTTAAAATCTCATAGCCACCCCTAAGATTTGGGAGTGGACTGAGGCTTTAAAGTTATTCGATGTTATTTTCTATATTTTCAAGCTCATTACAACGCTCTTTAGTAATACCGAACTCTTCTATTTCTTCCATCTTCCACTTTTTGATACGATTTTTATTCTTTCTATAAAATTCTGCATCAACTTCAACTTCAAAGATAGAGCCTTCTTTAACGATACAATACCAGTTTTTCGCAGAGCCTCCTGAATCGATTTCTCCGCTGATCATTATAGAGTCGTTACCGACTTTCCCCCCGCTATCACGATCAAAAGCAACCGCTACTTTTTGGTTCATAAATACTACCGCGAATCTTTTACAGTTATCTAATAACGCTGTTATTCTTAATTTTTGTTTTTCCATTTTTGTTACTCCTTTCGTTTTGTTTAATACTTATATATTATCACAATATAAGTAATAAGTAAAGCTTTAAGTTAAACTTTTTTTACTTTATTTTATATAACTTCTTTCTTTCGTTAATTTTTATTGATCCATGCATTGTTCTTATCTCTCTGAGGCTAAAAGTCTTTTTGCTTCTTCTTGAAAATTCTCCGCTGTGAAAATACCAAGCTTTTTTAGTCCTAGCCCATCTTAAACCAATGTTTTTGAGATCTTCTTTTATTTCTTTTGTATCTCCTTCAACCCAAAGCCAAGTGCCGCAAATTTCAGCTTCAACCTCAAGGCTATTAATAATGGCTATTACCTTATCTAACTTTTCCCTTAGATCTTTGTCATTCTTTAATATTTCTTCAATGTCGGCTAGGCTTTCAGTTTTGTATAAAACGTTTTTTAGTAAAAATTCGTATTCCAAATTTACCGCTTTCATTACTTCAACGCTACCGCCTAAGTCTGGATGATGTATCTTAGCTAAATCCTTATATTCTTTTTTTAGGCTTTCTTCATCTGTTGCTTTGAAATAATTTCTCATCTTATTTGCTCCTATCTCTTAATTTTTATACCCTTATTATATACTATATATAAGTAATAAGTAAAGTAAAAAGACAAATAAAAACAAAATATTATTAATAGGTAGGAACTCATTGTCTATTTAATTAATTAATTATTATTACTCTCTATGTCATCAAGATCAAAATCAATTAGTCCTCTCTCGATATTTACAACCTCGGCATTTATCTCGATCTTAGTGTCGATACCGTCATTGTCATCAGACTTTCTATTTCCAAGCGTATGGACTGCGTATAACAATAACGCCCCGACTATTAATACTGATATAATTTCATGCATAGCTTTCATAATATACCCCCTTTTAAAGAACCCACCCCTAAAAAAATCACTAAAGAGAGGCGGGCATTAGTTCAATTATCAAGACCACCAAAGTCGGCTTTTAAAGCCTCTAAATTGTTACCGTGCCTGAATAGATCAACCGTAGTAGGCAAGTCCCTTAGATGTTGCTTATCTTTCTTTATAGACACCTTCTTTGTGCTGTTATCAGCTTCAAGAGCTAAGATATAATCGACATCAAGATTTTTAAGCTTTTCATCTCTTAACTTTCTAATATGGCCCATTTGTATCTCGGCTGCTTTGACAAGATCGACATCAACTGTATCAGTCTTAAAATCATCTGTCCAAGCATTACGGAAATATCTATCCTTTGGGATTTTATTAACATCAACAATTCGATAAGGTCTTGCTGTCCCATCTTCCATTTTCGGAATATTAGTTTCAGCTAGCTTCTCTATATCAAAGGTTGCCGAAGCGGGAATCAAAATAGAGGTCCCGCCATCATCGTTTTTATATGCTATGCAAAATTGTATTTTCATCTTAGTTCGCCTTGTTTTCTATTACCATTACGCTAAACTTTAAATCCGCCTCTTGGTGTGTATCAACATTATCAGTTGTGCCACGGATTTTTATATATGTTGTGCGAAGCTCTTGAGCTGTTGCAGTAAAAGTAAGAGTAGAGGTGCTTGAAAAAGCAGTCGCTGAATATCCATATGTTTGAGTATTCATCGGAGTATCATAGTAAACCTCCCACCGACCTACTGCTACATCTGTTAAGCTAGCAACATTAAAGCTAGAGATTAAAGCGTCTGCTGTTGCAGCTGTCATATCAACCTCTGCCCAACAATCTAAAGTCGCACTTTTAGAAACAACATCGTCAATATCTTCTACTCCATGCTCTAAAGCGTCCAACCGACTGGTTATATTCTGTGTAAGGCTATAATCAATGTTGTTTAGCAGTGTTCCATTCTGATGTAGATAACCATCTGTGAAAGAGTATAGCTGATCTAAAACAAGGTTTGTTTCTACTGGAGAAGCTAACTCATAATAAATAGTCCCAGCTCCAGTTGAAGTATCTCCGTCAGTACCAGTTTGTATACCGCCTGCGTCTAATACTAACAAGAATGAAGATCCATCTAACATACTTGGAAGATTTGTTGTATTAACAACTGTTGCAGTTAAAAAAGCCTCCCCGTCTGAAACTCTTTGTGTATGCCTCCAATTCTTTATAAAGTTAGAGAGATCATCAGACGCATTCTGTAACGTATCTTGTGTTCCATCTGGTAGACTTCTTAGAGTGATTACAGGATTAAAATAATTTTCTCTGTCAGCTTTCTCTCCCTCAAAATATACAGTTGTCTGAACGAACTCTAGCATTTCTGCTAAAGTTTTATCTTCGATACCAGTAGCCGTCATATTTATATAAAATACACCTGCCTCTCCGTCTACCTCCATCACACTAGTATTTGCTGTGCCTGCATCAGCATATGTATGCAAAAGCCACGGCAATGGAGCTGTCGCTCCTAGTGTGAATGTATTATATATCTCATACCAAGTATTTATCGTCGGTGTAGCTACTGATATAGAACCTTCGTCTAAAGTTCCATTTCTTACATAACTTTCTAATAATTTACAATTACTATTAGTTACCCTGGTTTTTGAGTACATAAAGACTTTATCACCAGAATTTTGATCTCCAGTTACTGACCCTATTCCTCTAGGGTAAGGTGATGATCCATTACCAGTAATACTAAGAACATTAGCAGACTCTGTTAGTGCAGAATATGTTGCTGTCCACCCTGTTGTGCCATCACTGAAATCTCCGTTGGTAATACTTTGATTCGCTAAAATGTGAGCAGTTAGGATTTCAGGCTCGCTAGACTGGTAACCTTCGAAATATCCTTGTTGGACTAGGTCTAGCATTTCTGCTTCTGTATAACTAGATATTCCAAGTTCTGTCATGTTGATGGCGAATATACCTGAATTTCCATCTAGCTGTAAGACCTTCCCACTAGCTGTCCCAGCATCCGCATAGGTAGAAGATATTTGTACCCATGTGGTAGTGTCATCTGCTGTTTTTGTCACTATTGCGTAACTCTCATACCAAGTATTAATTGTTGGGGTTGATATCTCAGAAATAACATTAATATCACCAGTCGCGATATGCTGAAACTTGATATGTACTGTATCAGAATTCGTCACACGGACTTTTGTATAAAAAAATAATTTATCTCCATTTTTAACAGAGAAATATGAAGTTGATTTTGTCAGAGCACCTATAATAGCTCCTGCACCAGAACCAGTAACGGACATAACATTCCCAGACTCTGTAAGAACAGCTGAAGCAGCTTCCCATTCGTCAGTACCACTAGAAAAATCACCATTAACAACATCTTGATACAAAGACAATCCCTTGATATTAGCTTTCATCAAGCTGTTTTCCGTTCCCGCAGGGAAAGCGTTAACAGAATCTTGCATTGTAGCAAGAGTACTATAAGATGCGGGGTCAAGGATTACCTTCCCGACAGGGTCAAAGATTATGTCGCCAGTAGCAGAAATTGTATCCCCAGATAAGGTTATATCTCCTGCTTTTATTGATGTGACATTTACATCACTGGACCACTCAGGAGCTGTCGCACCGCTATTCATCGCTAAAATCTGTTTAGCCGTACCCTTCGCTAATCTAGTATTATCAAATCCATTATAGTAAATAATATCTCCTTCTGTTATCGTTGGGGATAAATTATCAAAAGCATCAGTTTTAGTATTAGCTCCTGTTCCACCATATGCAACGTCATTATATGCTATTGTTCCGTCGCCGTTAGGA